ACATACTTTTGAGCGATGTCGCTATTTTCTTTGCTATTGTAAATATTGCCATCCCCGTGAATCCAAACCGTTCCAAACTTCTTTACACTTGCCTTTAATAACTTTAAGTTATGCTCGTGCAGTCTTTCAAATTGAATGCTACTCATGTGTTTTATTTTTTTTGTGGTTACTTAATATTCGTCTTTACCCTATGGCTCAAATATCCCTTTACGCTTGCAGTGCTTGATGTAATACATTGAATTTTCAAATAACGACCTTGCAATAATGCCGTGTCGGCTGCAAATGAAACATAATTAGGAGTTGAAGCCGAAAGGGTGAAAGTTTTTGTATATGCACTTTGAGCCGCCCCTTTGGGTACTGCGAAATAGTTTACATTGTCGTTACTTTGGAAGTAATTGATAGTCAAAGTAGCTGTACTTGCGCCTACTTTTTGCCAATAAAAAGTATGAAATACGTCATTTACATTTAAGTGGGTAATAGGCACTATGTAAGCCAAAGAATCGGTTACTTGCAAACTATCCGTTGGGGTAGTTGGAGTACCACCTAAGTCAATGTATTGACCTTGTTGGATGTTGTTAGCGGTGTAAGTTCTTGTCTGTGCGAAAGAACTAGCTGAAATAAATAATAAAGCGATAATTAATAACTTCTTCATTGTTAATTGTTGTTTATAAAAGTTTTAAAATAGCCCCCAATATTACATCGGGGGCTTAGTTTATTTAAACGTTTGGTGCGCCGTAATTAAGGATAGCAGTACCGTTAAAGTTAGCACGCAATGGAACGATACCCATACGAATATCAGCACTCATTGTATATCCGTAGTTAACAGGGTCTTGAACCATAAACACATCAAGCATCCCAATACCCATACCTACTTGTGAAGGTACAAAACTCAAACCTGCACTTATTGCAGTTGATGGTATAATACCTGTTGGATCAACTACTTGGTTTGATGCAGCAGGGTTAACTATGATTGTTCTGCTTCTTTCGTTCAAAATTGTATTTTTGAACTTAACAAATGAACCACCACCGTTATCATTTACCCAACGGGTAAGCAATGACTTAGTTTCGGGGTCTTTGTTCAATGAAGCAATCATAATAGGGTCAGCTACCAAAGTAGTTTTTTCTCCTTCTAGTTGCAAGTTTTGCGCTGCATAAAGTTGTTCTAAGTTTACAATATCATTCAATACTGGTGCAACAAGTGAACCTGAGTACGTTTGATTGTAATAGAATTTGTTATATGCTGCTGAACCGCCGATTTGTACGGTTGTAGGCAATGTTTGATAACCACTAATACCGCTAGTTGCTACGATTGAACTTGCAGGAACTGTTGAAGCTAAAGTATAAAGCAATGTATCATCAATTGCAGTATTTAACACCATGAACGCTTGCGCCCAACCTGTACCCATTTGGTCGTATCTAAGTTGGTGCATTGTTAATGGTGTCCATTGCATTGGTTGTAACCAATATGGCGTAAGTGCCAAACTAACCGCAGTATCGCTATAAGTATAAACGCTAGTGCTAGGTTTATTGCCTTTATATACTGTTGGAGCGGCTGCTATGTTAGCCCATATAATACCTGTGTTTGCGCCTGTGTATTGTGCGCCGAACATTGGAATGTCGTTTTTCCAGCTCGTTGTTGGGAACAAATTGAAGATAGCTAAAGAAAGCCATTCAATCGTATTTAATGCAGGACTAGCAAGTGCAGCGTCAGTACTTGTTAAAGCTACTCTTTCACGACCTGCGCTAAGGTTAGATATGTTTACAGTTTGACCATTTGCGCCCAATACTGCTACTTCACCTCTTTGCAATTCGCCCATAATAGATGACAAACCTATTCCACCTTGTCTACCGTTAACGTTCACTTGTGCATCTTGCATTTGTGCCATTGTGGTGTTATGGATACGGGTTTTATCAACTACTGCCCTATACTTAGGGTCTGCAATGATTGAACTTAATACAGCAGCATATTCGGATACTTCATTGTGTTGTATTCCTTTTTTTGCCCTGTCAATAAGTGATTTGTCTCTTTCGTCAGTTGATGCCATCAACTGTGTGAAGGTCTTACCGCCGTAAGCCTTTACTTTAGCGGTAACTACGGGTGCGGTTGCCATTTTATATTCTGTTTTTAATTGTTCAACGGATTTAAGAACGGGCTTAATTGCGCTGTTCTTAGTTTTCTCTGCTTTACCTTCTTCTACATCTGCCTCATCATCACCTTCAGCAGCGTATTTGTCGCAAGCCTTCATAGCATCTTCTGCTTCCATCTTGCAAGCCTCGTAGGCTTCTTTATCTTCTGCACTTGCATCTTCTGCATTTGCTTTTTTCTTAGCGGCTTCCAATTTCTTGGTGGCTTCGTCTAATTTACTTTTCGCTTCCTCTAGCTTTTTAGCTTTTTCAGCTTTAGCTTTCAGTTTAACATCTTGCTCATTTGGTTGCCCTACATCTACTTTTTTCGGTAGTGTAGAATCAGGCGGACCTTTCGGTGCTGGGGCATCTTCAAATGTTTCTTTCTTGCTGCCAAAAGAAATATTACCGCCTAACCCAATGATATCTTTAAACCATTGTGGCAAGCCTGTACCTTTTGCATCGGCTGCAAGTGTAGTAGTGTTAGCAGTCACCTCTGTATTTTCGGGTGCTACTGGTGTTACTTCTTCTGCCATTGTTTCGTTTGTTTTATTATTAGTGATTGAATATTTACTCGAAAGAGTTGTTATTGTGCGTGTCAAAGTGTCTATTTCTTCGCTGTTGTATATCTTCGCTGCCAATGCAACGGGTTCTACTTGTGTAGCATCTTCATTTGATGGAAGTGTCACTATTGATATTTCGTATAGATAGAAAACTTTACAAATTTTGTTACCTTGTTTATCTAATACCAATTGACCTGCTGCGTTTGTTTCCCATATCGCTTCGCCACCTATTGAGCAAGCCCTTAACCATCCCCCCTCATACAACGCCGCCGTTTCTTTACTTGCTTCTGTTAGTTTGTGGAAAACGGGAACGCCGCTATATCCTTTACTATCTAATTGTATTTCAGTCCATAGTCCTATCGGGTCGCTATTCCAAACGTGCTCTTTTAAAACTACGGGGTTAGCATTAAAACGGGTGAAATCAATTACACTATTAGGAATAACGCCGCATTGGTCATTAGGTGTTTCCGTTGTGAAATAAATTCTTTTACCTGCCATGACACAAAAGTATTTTATTATATATTGTGTTTGTGTAAATAAAAAAACACTATATTTGCATATTGTAATATAACGCAATTATGACAGAACAAGAAGTTTACGCCGAATTGAAACAAAAGGTAAAGCCATATATCGGTATTATGCCGCAATCCAGCTTTAGTAGGTGTATGATACAATATAAGGTAGGCTTATTAAAACCTGCTACTATTAAAAAGTTTTTTGAAAGTATGGGTTATACATTTGCTAACAATAAATGGTCTAAAAAATGAGCCTACAAATATTTTATCTCAATCGCCCGCAGTGTACGGTTACTATTGGCAAGCTAGATGACAAACTAGGTAAGTCGTACACGACTGAAATAAAAGTGCAGGAAGAAAGATATAGTTATGTAGTAACTGTACTTCGAAGGTTCGGCGGTCAATATTATAAACGCATTGGGTGGCGAATGATTAAAGGGGGTAAAGAGGTCGCAATACCATTACATATAAAAAATAATTTAGAATTAAAATGACAGCTAAAATCAACGGCGTAAATTATCGCATCAAACGTTACCCTAAAGGTTGGGTAATAGAAAAACAAAAGTCTTTTTTATTTATCAAATATTGGGTTCATGCTGTTAGCGTTTCGGGAATACCATCAGAACCTTGGCATTACAGTTTTTACAGATTTGCAAAATGGGATTTAGATAGAATAAAGGACGGTATTACTACTGGCTTAAAAATGAATCTTGTATGATACTCAACATCGACTACCACATAAGGCGTGCAACTGTTAAAGCATTAAACCTCGCTAGAACCAAACGGGATGCCGCTAGGTTATTAGGTATAAATGAAAGAAGTTTGTTTAATTACTTGGATAGGTATGAGATTATTTATATAAATGGGGTTTATAAATAAATAAACCCGTCAGGTGTAGACACACCAACGGGATAAAACACACATGAAAAAAATGAAAAAAAATAGTGCGTTATTAGTTAAAGTTCATCGTTATTTATTGAATAAAGAGAAAAGTCATCGTGTTTGTTTTGAATATATTTTTGAAAATGAACATTACCACTCTTGCAATGTTGATATTAACCCAAACGAATTAAAAGAAACCGAAAAACGAATATCGCTATTAGTTGAACGGGGGATTATTCACTTGCGTAACCGTTGTTAATGGTTGCGTACTTGTTTGAGTAAAATTTGTTGAAGGATCAATAGCACAACTATCAAATACTATTCCGTAGCCTATATTCAATCCTTCGCCGTCTAAGTTATCGGCGTTCTGCACATTAGACAAAGTAAACTTAAAACAGTAGTTATTTAACACATCTGTCATAAGGCTACTAATATAAACGCCCTTACTAAAATGCTGCCTAATATCATCAATTACTTTCAATAACCCCCTACTATAATCCGTATCATCGTCAATCATGCCATCGGGCATATAGTTGTAAGAATTTAGTTTGAACATCCAATCTACACGACTTACACCGCCGCAATATTGATAGGCTTCGCTTGCTGGCAGCATCTCAATAATAAGTAAAGGCATAGTGTAGCCTTCCATCTTTTTAGGGCTGTAATCCGTTTTTAAGATAATAGTGCCGCCGCTATCAGCAAGAAACTGCTTGCACTCTTGGGCAACGGCGTTTAAGATGTCATCTATCATAACGAAACTATTTTACTTTCCTTCTTATTATTTTCTTCAATCTTTGTTTTCAACTCACACAACCAACTAAACACGCTAACATTTTCGCCGTGTTCTTTTGCTAGTCGCTTTAGTTCTTTTACGGGTACGTTTTCCGTTTCAACTATCTTTTTAACGGTTGTAACTAACTCATTTTGGATGAGTAACAAATGCTTATCTAATATATCAGTTTTCATTGCTTAATATTACTTTTTCAGGGTTAATTTTATATACTCTCACACTATTGCAGCTAGTGCAAGTAAACTTTAATTTATCTACGTCTGCTGCCTCAAATTTCCAATCGTTATTATGGTAAACATCTACCAAATTTTCACGTTTATGAACTTTACAAGGCTTCGAGCCGTTAATAGTTTGGATTAAAGTGTAATTCATTAGTAGATTAATTTTACGTTCACATTATCACTCCATGCCGTATCTATCTTTATGTTTGTTACAGTCCAATTTGCTCTATTTGCATATCCTAAATTCTGCTCTTTATTTAATACTACTTTTTTAAAAATGTAATGATTATTAAAAATTTTTGCACTATCCCAATCGTAGGAAACATCAGCACTAATAATAACGTTATTAGGGATAATGTCGGATATTAAGTTAGCCCTTAGTTGGTGACCGTCAAATAAGATAGACGGCTTTAAATTTACCGTGTACTTTTTAGTGTCGGTTGTTGGGTTATTTACTGTTGTTTTTGTGCATGATGCCATTGCTATAAAGGCAGCGATTGCGATAATTGTTTTTTTCATTGTGTATTTAACGTTTAAAAAGTTTCATTATTTCATTTCTTGTGCTTACTATTTTGCGCTCAATCTTTTTTACTATCTTTAAATTAGGTGGTTCGCCATTTGCTGGTATAAATTTACGCTGTGGCACTCCCTTATTCGTTCCCTCATTATTATATTCGGCGTAAGGAACTAAAGCCGTATTTGTACCAACGAATACCCGTTTGCCTGTAACTCGAAACATCAAAGAATTATACAAAGTTAAGGTTTGTCGAAGTAATTTTGCAGAACTATTATAAGTAGTCCCTTTTACTCCGCTTCGCCTATCGTATGCTTTGTTAGTTTTGTCGCTTCTTTGTTTCCATTTTTGTAACCCAGTCCCATCATCGTAGCCCTCTAACTTAAAATTTTCCTTTATAATCTTCACACTTTCCTGCCCCATTATCATAGGCAAATCACCTTGAAACTTCTTAAATTTATTACTAGCTTCACGCCAATCATTCATTAAATCTTGAAGGGACTTTTTAGCCATTACTTAAGCGTTAGTAAGTACAATGTATGATTAATTAAGCCTTTCATGTCCGCAATAATATTAAGCAAGTCGCTGTCGGATGCTTTTACAATTGATTTGTAGTTGTTTTCAATTGTATCATAGCAGCCATTAAGATATTCGGTACTATCAATGCCTATTTTAGTTTCTATCTTAACATCGCCTTCAATCCTCCCATACTTACCTTGATAGGTTTCTATAAATGTGTCGGCTAATTCTAACCACTCATCATAAAATTCGTTTAATGCTTTATGTTCAGCAAATGATGTAGTATTAAGGTGTTGCAAGTGGATACAATCACGAGTACTAAAAAGAAGCGTTACAAATTCAATAGGTTGCATAAATATAATTTTATTAGTTCAAAAAAAGATAGGTGCGGAGGTTTGCAAAATGTACACATAATTAACGATTAATAAATTACTCCTTTTCTAAATTTATTCAAACTGCCATTACTAACTGCAAACGCATCTGTTATAACCCCGTCTTTAGTTTGCACAATGTAGCTTATTTTCTTGCCAAAGGTAATATAATTTTTTAATACTATCGTTTGTTTTTCATTGCCCCATGATCCCCATATCTCGTCAGGTTCTTCTATCGTACTTGGCAGCCCTTCAAATCCTCGTGGATGCTTTTGTATGTTGTGAATAGATACGTTACTAAGGATGACATTTGTATACGTGTCGTGGTTCTGAAATATTACATTCCCTTTCTTGTCTGTTGTGTATTTGTCTTTCCATCCATCCACTATTGCCATAACCTGATGCAGTCCCGTTGCAGCTAATAAGCGACTACTAAAACCTTCGGGGTCACTATCCGCAATTGGTTTGTTTAGTCCAAAAATATCAGCATTGAAAGTATTGCCATTGGTAATGCCTTCTTTTGGCAACATTCCCTGATGTGCAGGGTTAAATCTAAATTGTGGGTCTACTTCGTTTTCTAAGTCTTTTTCCGCTTCTTTGCTTGTAGCAATGTTATAGCCTTTACCCTCTATCTCGTCATTGTCAATACTAAACCCATCACAACGGCAGTTAAACCCATTCGGCGGAAATACAGCATCGCCAGCAGGGTCACCAACCTTGTAAACTTTACCCTCTAAATCAACGTGTTCTTCTCTTTCCCTTCCATCCATTTCCCCCTTATACACCCAATATGGATAATAGTCTTTAAGGCTTTCAATCTGTCTAAAACGTTCACCCATTACCGCACCTTTACGGCAAGTTTCATACTCTACCCTTAAATGTACTTCGTTGTTTATTTCGGCTATTTGTGAAGCATCTTTTTTGTATTGGCTGAATGGTTTTATAGTTCCTTTGCTATCAAATACCGCCGATTGCATTTCTTTAGCTATTTCGGCGTTTCGGCTTGCTGAAAATTGATAGGCGTTTTGCATATATCGCTCAAATACGCTAGT